AAGCTCTTGCCGCGAATCATATTTCGCAGTATGCTAATTCTCTCATTAGCAAGGGCGGCGGTCTCTTCCTGGCCAGGCAATACATATCCCAATGGGTCAAGCGTCTTTTGTAGAGACGTTTGCCAGTAAGATAATTCCTTAGTCAATGAATCTTCCTCTAATCTTCCGCCTGATTCAATAATAGATTGAATAACATCATCGAAATTATAATCATTGATAAGTTTTTTATGTTTAGTTCCGTCTTTATCCCAAACATCAATAATACGACTACTTCCTTTAATTTTGCGTTCAATCTCAGCACGATTAGCCGCTGCAAATTGGTCAGGACTTACGCCAAATGGTAGGCCCTGCGGTTTTACGGCAAATTGGGGCATTTTGTAAGGCCCGCCCATCGCCTGTAACCACAACTGCCCCAGGTTGCGGTTGAAAAGCTGCTGCTTTAATTCCTGCGGCAGGTCTGTATTCTGGATAGCATTGTAGCCCTCGATAACTGCCGTCATCGGGTCTTTCTGTTTTCGGTTTATCGCATCCAGAACAAGCCTCTGTGTAACCGGATCGGAGATATTGGTATTTTCTGGCAGATTCACACCTATGGCGTTAGCGGCTGATATAAAATCCTGTTGATTCAGGCGATTACGCATGTTGTTAAGCATATTCACGGTTGTAAACTGCTCAATTGCCTCCAATGGCATTCCGGCCAGTTGTTTCCGTATTGTTTCTTGCTGATCTGGCTGGAACTGCTGCACGATGCTCTCAATGGCCTGTTTCCTGCGGTACTGCTTATCCATGCCGGCAATCAGTCCTTGAAGGGCCTGACTCAGGCCGGAATACTTATTTTCATAAATGACCGGAACCATTCTATTTCTCCTGTTTACTTAGTTTCGGAAGGAACATCCCCGTTTTCTTCTGATATTCAGCATACGCTTTGAAGCAATGATTCAATATCCGCTCTTCCGCTATAGCCCTTGAAGTAAAGAAGACTCCGGCCATAAATAGTATGCCAACTTCTGCCGAAATCAGGCTGACTCCGGATATAAACAGGATGCTTCCACAATATGCCGGATGCCGGATATATTTGTAAATGCCATCAGTAACCAGCTTTTCAGGGACATCAACCGCCAAACTGAAGCTTCCCTTGTGCTGTAGGATTGCTAAACACCGCAGTCCCATTCCTGCAATTATCAGGATGATCGCTGCTGTCAGCTTCATCATACCCCCTACAACATTGACAACAGCCCACTTGCCAAGCTTCCTAACATTCCAGCCCCCGCTTCAGTCCCGGCAAATGCACCAAACGCAGGGCCTAACGCGTCCATCCATCCGGATTTCTGCGTTACTACCGGCTGAAATGCCTGTGTGCCCAAAGCCGTGCCAAGATATTGCAGCCACGGGTTATTGTACGCTTGCTCAGTCATCCATTTGTTATACTGATCCGTTAAGAGTTGCTGCTGGTGGGCACTTTCGACGCCTCCAGCCCCCATCATTTGCCTAACCAGATCGGCCCCCATCCCTGCCATTAGTCCCTGCTGGGCGGCAAGCTGGCCGGGCATCATTGCCATATTCATGGCCTGATTGATTCCCTGCTGTTGTCTGCCAAGCTGTGCTTGTTCGCCACTGAATAGCAGATTTGCAAGGTTAGCATTCAATGCGGTATTCATATTGGCCGCACTATTGGCAATGGCCCGCCGCATGGCCCCGCTGTCCGCTGCGTTCTGACCGGCGTATTTTTCCATGATCTGCGGCACGATGTCATTTTGCCAAGTCTGCATGGCAGGCGTCTTGACGGCCTCGTTCCAGTAGTTCCGGGCCGAAGTAGGGTCGAAGTCGGCCAACATCGTATCTAAGGCACTGGCCCCTTGATTAAGGTATGCCTGCCCCTGCTGGGGATTCCAGGCCGAAAGGCCTTGCGCCGTCGGCAGAAGGTTGCTAAAGAAGCTAATGCCGGACTGCTGCAACGGCGACAAATCAGCCGTTAGCTGCCCCATATATGGCTGAATTCCCTGCCCTAATTGGCCGCCTAACAATTCCGTAAGCTGGTCAAGTAGTTGTCTTTGGCCGCCTGTTAAGGTTGACACTTGTTTTGTCGAGGAACCGCCTTTTTTTCCCATTATTCAAACTCCATATTGACTAACGCCGTGCGTTTGAATCCAAGCCGCTCAAACGCTCGCGGACGATTGGTTGCAAAAGTGATTTTTCGTTTCAGTTTTGAACCTTCCATTTGCTGCTTCAGGAATTCTGCCGATTTCAGCAAGGCGACGCCCGGCTTATCCTGATACTCGCGGTCAACCGACAGGGCATTAACGTGAATGCACTCCTCAAATACATCGACTGCGGCCCAAAGAAAACCCTTGATTCTGTTCTGACTGTCCGCCAAGGCATATAACAGCGTCAATGGGTCCTTTGCCAGATTGGAACCGAAGGCGATAACGTGATCGATATTGACCTCTCCGCCCTTGACCTGCTCCATCAGGTAGCGGGGGATCAGGTTGAAATCGTAAATCCGGATGAATTTGAGTTCGTCAAACTTAGCCATTGACCAGACCCCATTTTTGCAGTGTCTCATAACGCTTGCTCAGGCTCTTGTGCCCGTCGAGTCTGTGCTGAAGGTATGAACAAACTTTCAATTGCTCGATAGCTCTGTAAACGCTTCCCCACGCCCCGCCCAGGCTGTTGCCTCTTGCGGCTACAACGCCCAAAATGCCGTCAGCCCCTGCACAGGCAAGTTTACCGCCCTTCAGATAAATATCCTGCCCCCAAAACGATTGCAGGCTTTCCATGCGGTTCAAGATCGACACGTCTTTGGCATATTCCTTCAGCAGCGTACTATCGGCATAGGGGAAAGGCGGAATGCTGATTCGCTCACTTGAAGCAAAGCCGCTGTGAAATTCAGTATTGAAATCTTTTGCAAAGAAGTCTGTTAATCGCCCTTTAACAAGCGAAAGCAGGCAGTAAATCGCATCATAGCCAAAGCGAGGAGACCATTCCAAAAAGTACGGTTTCTGGTCTTTTTCGCTGATTATGCAGTTTGCGTCACAGGGACCAATATAGCCATCCTTACGGAGATATTCAGCCATTTTGACAAGCTGTGGTCCGCAAATACCATCTAAATCCTGATCTATCCAGACAGTATTGCTTTGACTGCCGATTGCAGGACCCAGATTGCCGTCCATCAGCCGCTTATTTTCCAGCGTATGATTGAGGTGGGCCGGGCCTTTCGGCCCAAGCCACACCTCAGAGGAAAGTTCGACTCCGTCGATCTTCTTTTGCAAAATGAAGTCGATCTTTTCACCTAAACGCTGGCGGTATTCAGATTCCAGTTTTGTTACCAATTCGCCGGGGAATTTTTCAACATAGGTAAGATCGAGGTCTTGATTATCTTCCGGTTTGAATACCCAAAGCTCTTTGCTGGATTTTAAGAATTTAATACCATCAGAAAGCGTTTTGAAGCTGTGAGTTTCAGGAATCGAAAAGCCCATCCTTTCGGCCAGTTCAACGCCTTTAGCCCGGCCCAGTTCAATATCTTCACACACGGTTGAACAGCCGATCACCTTAACCGACTTTCGCAGCTTATCGGCCACGGGACCGAATACGGTAGGACTGGACGATTTCAGACCGAATGTTTTGAGCAGAGCAACATCCTGTTTGGTCTTTTCATTGGGCCTTGTAATATCAAAAATGACCAAATCAGCTTTCTTAACAGCCGCTTTAAGCTGGACTAAATTTAGCTTTGGCACTAAACCATCGTAATTATTGCGATAGGCCGGACAATGCAGATAAACCGAGGCATCCGTACCTTCCCGCCGCAAGCGGTAGGCTATCGGGAGCGATTCGCCGGAATTGCTACAAAATACTAATTTCATACTAATTTATTCAATTTTAGTAATTACGCCGTTTTCCACAGTTATTGTTTTGCCGTCCGTTGTGGTAAACGTGTCGGAAATTCCATCGCCTTTATTCAGCCTGCCGACATTCCAATTAACCCTTTTTGCTATTTCGCCGTAGATGTGTTCAAGCCAGAAAATCAGCTTACGCAAATAAGTTACGATGCCGGAAACCGTTTCTTTCAGGCTTCCTTCTTCCTTGCAGGTTGTAAACCTTTCAGATTGCCTTAACAGTTCCATTAAAATAGCCTTCCTGCTTTGTCAAAGTAGGGTACGATGGCGTGAATCCTGGGCCGGTTATTGGCGGCGTCATTGGAAATCTTAATTCTGTGGAACATTCCAACCGCCCCACAGAATACCCTCTTCCAAGTCTTTCCTGAATCCAAACTGCTATCCGGTTCACAGGTTACGGTAACAACATTGTAAGGTGCTGTATCGGTATCAAGGTAAAGCGACACGTCAAACGATACCGCTTCGTCGGCATCGACGAGGAAGTCAATCCACCCCAGCCGGGCCTTCTGGCCTTGCTCAACAAACGGATTCCAACGTCCGCTGACGGCCTCAAATTCTATCGGTTCTCCGTTGTCTGTACCGCCATTATTAAGCTGGTAAATAATACCATCCCGACCGCCCATCAGAGTAGTCGGATAGCCCGCCTGCATTTCCTTATCATCAAAGGAATAGTCTATGTCATCCAGGGCGATAGATTCGTCAATCTCATCCAGCACCAAATCCGTTTCCATACTGGAATAGCCCATGACGTGGATCGGAAGCCTGTACACTGACCAACTGTCTTCCTCGTAGTTATTGACCAGGGCACTGTCGGGAGTATCAACACCGGCGGAGGCGAAGGAAGTCCATGTCTGGCTTTCCTCTTCCAATACCAATCCATAGCAGTAGTCAATGGCCAATTGGTTCCAGTTGAGCATTTCATCCGGGATCTTATCATCGAGGCCATAAGCATCCCTGCCATCCGTTCCAATCAATCGCGTGGGGCCAACGCCAACCAGTTCGTCACTGAAGGATACCAGTGAATAAGTGGAATAACAGCCTTCAGTGGCGACAATCTTTTCCCACCTGAAAGGCAAATCAGCATCGCCGGTATAGGTGAGCTTCCAAATCGAACGCTCAAAGAAGACAACCAAATCTTCACCGATGAAATCAGCGGCCATGATCCAGTCTTCAGTTGGAGCATCGACATAATCCGCTTCTTTCCAAATACCAGGATTATCAATCTGGCACCATCGGGCCCGCTGATAATGATTTTCGCCCCGTTCTGTCGTTCGCAATAGAACTAATCGTCCCTTATAAGCGAAAATAAGCAGGCAGGTATTGACATCGTTATCCGGCCCGCCCTCAACATCGAGATCTATATAAAAGCGGCTCAGTCCAATACCGGTATATTTTTGAATCTGATCGATTCCATTTGTGATATAGCCGACATTCTTCCAGTTTTCAAACCAGAAGAAATTCTTATCATCTCCCGTAAATTCCTGCTCCGAAGCCGCTCCATCAGCAACACCGAAAATATCCGTTACATTGTTTTTATCTCTTAATGTTTCTCCATCCTGAAAAGAGCCGTTGACAGTCGTATTTTTAAGGATAATCGTACCATCAGCCGTACCCGCAACAAAATCGCCATGATCGGTAATAACCGCTTCAACAGTGGCATAAGCACCGCTTGTAACGCCTTCTATGACATCACCGGCAGATGGTAAATGATTCTGGCCGCCCCCTGACTTGATATGGATTTTCAGGCGGGTCAGGTCTTCAAATTGGTATGAGGTTCCATTGTACTTATTGACTCTTCGGGTGTCCATTACCAGCAGGGATTCCCTGTCATCCTGATAATAATTATAGATGCCCATGATGGCATTGCCTGGGTTAGAATCAGTGTCGGTTGCCGTATCCGTATGCACAAACTGACCGAATTGGGTATAGCCCTTCCGCTTTTCAAGAACTCCCCGCTTCAAATGGCAGTTTACCATTGATTCAAAGGCGTCCTTGGGCAAGAGCCACGGCTCTCTTGCCGTAACTTTACCCGCTGACAAATTGTATATAGGGTAAGCCTGATAACTCATGCTATTGCCCTCAATAATTTTCGCCTCTCTCCGTCACCATCCATCATGCCAGCGAAGTATGCTAACTCAGTTTCTTTGTATTGGAAGCCAATAAACAGATACATTTGCGTTAAACACTTTCCATGTATCACCCTTGCGAACCGGCATCATAATACTTTCCGGATTTCCAGGATTCGGATAGTTGCCGTACACTCTTTGTGTTCCAATGGGTGTTTCGCCCCTAATCGGTTTCGAGGCTCCCTGATTTCCGGTAGCCAATACGAACCCGTCTGTGGCGGCCGTGTACGCTGTCTCATTTGACTTTGAAGCCCACGCACCAAAGATAGAATCTATGGCATTTATGCTGTCATCAACATATTTCTTCGTCGCCGCATCCTGATCCGCATCTGGATCAGCTAAATCAGTTAGTTTTTTGTTACCCATGTTCTGATCGCCGGTAAAAGCAACAGAACCGTCTTTTTTAATGTTTTCAGCGTCCAAGCCGTCAACATACGCCTTTACTGACTGCTGTGTGGCAGGTAATGTATCTGAATCACTGGCCATATCATCTTCATCAAGCATCCCCATAAGCTGAGCTATTGAAGTCCATGTGTTAGGCGTACCAATAGCGGTAAGGACTTTTAAGACATTAGGGGTTACCGAAGTATCCAGCCAAAGCCGCTTGCCGACATCATCCGCATTCAGGGCCCTTATTCCATCCTCTTTAGTAGTCGGGGCGGTATCTCCGGCGTAAATCTTGGCCGCGCCGTCGTTATGTTCTCCGGTCTGTGTAGAACCAGTCGCAAAATCGTGTCCGAACCCGACAGCGGCTTCAATGGCCTCATTATTGGCACGGATGTCATCGTCAATGTATCGGGCTTTGCGGCCTGCTATTGGTTTGCCCTTGTCGAACGCCATGATTCACCTCCATCAGAAATAAGAGTAGTAAACACTGACATTGCCCGCTTCTGTGCCTGTTGTGCCATCTGCATCGGTTATTTCAACGTAAACCCATTCGTAACCGCACAAATCGCCGTACAGCTTGGCAACTCGGTTATTACCTTCCGTTCTTAAAAGCTCGGTACAGAACGAAAGGCCGAGAGTTGCTGTAAATGCTTCCTGCCGATTGAATTTAGATGGACTTGATAAATACCAGTCAATTCATCGGCCCCGGCACTGTCCTTTTGGTCCAAGAACATCTGTATAGCCGTACCGTAGGCAACGGCGGGCCCCCACTTCGGATTGATGACGGTATCCGTACCTTCCACAAGAGCGGCTGGCCGCTGGACTGCGGCAGCTTTGACAGTATACACACCATCCGGAATAGGTCGCAGGTACAATTTTGAGCCATACTCAAGCAAATCCAGAGGGGCATTCTGACTGGCACTGGCATCGTCCGGGTATTCCGTGAAGAATGCGTTGGCATCTTTCCAGAAACCCAGCCGGGCAACCGCATCGCCGTTCCCGTCGTCAATGGTAATCGGTTTCTTGATCCGCAAAACCGTTGACGGAAGAGCATATTCCCCATCGCCCTGAACCGTACTGAAGGAGTAGAACCCCTTCAGTTCCGGCAGTTCAACCTCATCCGGGAAGACGTTGCAGTAAAAGTCATTGATTTTATCCGTCAGGTCTGCATCCGACAGCTGCGAAGTAGAACGCTGACCCGTAAGCTCCCTGACCTTTGCCCGTAATTGTGCTAATGTCCAGTTCATGATTTACCTATGGCTGAGTTACCGATGGCGGGCCTGATACTCCGGAAGTGCCTAAGATAATCCAGCCTATCGTATCATTGACATATAGTAAGCTTGCCTGATCTCCGGCATCTGCAAAAACAATTGTTGCAAAGCCTGTACAAGTTGTTGGCGTAAGCGTCCCGTCACCAGTACCGTCTGTAACGAGAACAATGGAAAGTATCTGGCCGGGGGTTCCATCAGCAAGCGTTAATGCTTCAGCTTGACCGCCTGTAGTCTTTTGTACCAACGAATGAGTAACAGGTATTACAAGTTCGTTAGCGCCAACAACAACATTGGCATCGGGAATAAATCCGACTGTTTTCCATAACTTATCAGCCGTAACAGCACCACTGGCAATATTAGCCGTTGCGATAGTACCAGTATTGGTTAATTTTTTCTGTGCATCAAGAAAAAGCGGCTTGCTGGCAGTTAGACCATTAAACACAACGTCGCTGTCGAAGTAGCACGGCCCCGGCCAAAGCGGATTACGCAAGAACCGTTCAAGCTGAACAGGATTGCTTACTGTGTCATAGGAGATCTGTTCCGGGCCAGACACAGAGTCTGCAAACCCCAGTGATACAAGAAGCATCACAATAAGAATTGTTGACGTCTTCATACTATCGTTCCTTTCGTTTTAACCGACCTTCAGATTGACAGGCTGGCAGCTAAACCGGTTGCGCGTACCGGTAACAGCTATCTGCTGGCCTGACGGAGCGTTTTCGTCATACTTGCGAACCGGAATCCTGAGATTGTTGAGGTGGTTGACTACGCAAACCGGCAGTTTGACGACTTGGCCGTCGTCAAGCTCAAACCTCTTGCCGCCGTACGTGAACGACAGCGCCACGCCGGGCGATTCGATGTTCGTAAACCGCACCTCAATGAGCGGATCGGTCTTGACGGCGATTTCTTCAGGCGAAGGTTTACGTCCGCTTACGGCATTTTGAGCCTTCATTTCGGCTTCTACTTTTGCCTTGGCTTCCGCCTCAATGCGGGCCTTTCGTTCGGCTTCCTGCCGAATAGCCTCCTCATCAAAAGTCTCTTTTACCGCTGCATTCAGAAGTTCGCACAGCTTCGCATACGGCATATCATCCGCGTACTTGATATTGAGAGCATCAAGCTCCCTTTTGACTTCGTCAATTGACTTTCTTGCCATGTTTTATCTCCTCTGAGAGTTAAAGAAATGGGGGAGGCCGCTAAGAGCCTCCCCGCGGTTAATGTTAAATCGGGTCTGCCGCAGCGGCATCGCCGTGATTGACAACCTTGTCATGCTGTTCCGCGACATAAACCCACTCATCGCCGTCAGTTGACAGATCAGAACCGATGGTAAAACCAGCGGCCTTTTCAAACACGACATCTTCACGCCGGCAAAGCCACGTGTTCGTTCCATCCGATACGCTTTCGCCGGGGGTTGTGGGCCATACAGGTTCAGTCCCCAAAACGCCCGCCGAGGCCGTACATTCATACACAAAGCCGTTATGCGTGCTCGGACGTACAACCGTTCCAACTGCCGTTGTGCTTCTGGCTGTGGGCTGTGCAGCACCGGCAACAAAATCCGATACTTCAGCATTTGCGAAGCCATTGCCATCGGGAGCGGGTATTTTGACCTTGACCTTTTTGCCGCCCTCGTACACTTTGATGAGCGCATTTGTCCCGGCCAATTTGGTGATAATGGCTTCCGTACCGCCGTCATCACCTGTATGTGATCCGGCAATCTGGATGCCATACTGCCCATTCTCGCCGCTCAAGTCCTTGAAAAACTCATAAATGACTGGATTGGTGTTATCCAACCCGCCGATGAGCTTCACGTAGTCCGGTATGAAGCCGATATTCACATTGATTGCGGCCCCATCCGCGATAAAGCGTCCGCTTACCTTTTTCATTGTTAATCCTTTCCAATTACATAGCCAAAAGGCCGTTAATTTTTTCAGTTACTACACAAGGCCAACGCCATGCTTAGCTGTGTGTCACCTTCAGGACGTGCATGAAGTTGTCATTGAGGATACGAGCCGTAAACATCGCTTTCCAGCCGCTCGTTGCACGCTGATTGAGCGGATCGGAAGTCCCGCCAGAGCCAAAACCCTTAACGATGTTCTTGGCGTTACCGGCCTCAAGATCAACGATGCCGTAGGCATTTTTGCCGAATATCGGCAGATAGTAATAATTACCTGCGGCAAATGGATCACTGGCAGAGCCGTCCTTGTGGGCTACGGAAGACGCCAACCAGCGAACGTTGCCGGTCGAACCCCATTCGGCCTCATCCACATTGGTCTGGGCCGGATAGTTGGCCGTACTCTTAAACCCACTGACGGCCTCCAGATCGTCGATCAATGCCGTGTGGAGAATACCCCAGTAAGCAGGGCGAATGGGCGACGTACCCTGACCGGTTCCGGCCTTGATAAGCTCGGTAATCATCGAGGCGTCATTGCTCAGAAGCGTTTGAACCACGGCGTCAATGTCCGTCTTGTTGAGTTTGGTTGCCGTGCCGGTCCCGTTGCTGGCTGTAGTCGAGGACGCACACGCAACGAGAATGTCCCTGACGATCTCATCAATCGTCCGGCCCATCTGATCGCCAAGCTCCTGCGCGGCAACAGTCAACACCGGATCGGCATTGGTCATATCGACAACGTCGGTGATGTGAACGAAATCGCCGTACTGTGCGACGGTTGCCAGCAAATCAACCTTGCTGAGCCGCTGCCCGGTAGGCGTTACGCCTTCCGCCAACTGCGTGGTTGCGGTGGACAGAGCCGCATAGCGGCGGAACTTCACGGTCTTGCTGTTGCCCTTCGGCAGGGATTTTTTCTGTGCAAATTTAGTATGCACAAGCTTCGGTCTTGCATTTTTCAGTAATACACGGTCATAGTAAACTTCTACGCCGGAATCAAGTTGAGTTGTCGTTGTCAAATTATCCATTACTAACTATCCTTTCTACCCTCTTGACAGAATCTCCGCCTCAAACCTTGCGAATTCCTCATCTGACATTGAAGCGAACCGGTTAGCGGCGTTGAAGCCGCCGTTGGTTCCAACCATACTTGCCGATCCGGGCCGGGTTGCGGCCTGAATTGCGGCGGCAGCAGCAGGATTGACAGTCGTTTGCTGCTGCATACTCGCCATCTTGGCATAGTTATAGGCAGTCAGCATGGGATTCGGGCTTTGGCGGATTTCCATCATTATCTGAGGGTTTTTCAAAATTGCCTGTTTTAAGGGTTCCCCTAACTGTTGAGGTGTACCCACCAATTGATGATAGTCTGGATGCTGGACAAGGAACTGCAATTCATTGATCGCACTGGCGAACTGCTGTACCATCGCCTGAGTTGCCTTCTTGGCCTCGGCAACAGTCATAACGTCATCATCGTCAAGACCGTCATAAAAGTTAGGAAGCTGCTGCGGCGGCTGTTGAGCCTGCTGCTGCATATTGGCCTGATAAAGGGCAATCTGCTGCTGTGCAAGCTGAACCTGCTGCTCCAGCTCCTTGACCTTATTGTTGACCTCCGCAAACCGCTCGTAGGGGATAGCCTTCGGCGGCTGTTGATTGCCCTGCAAATCGGCCTGCGGTGTCGTTACGTCTTGATTTAGATTGACTTGTCCCCCGGCGGCGGGAACCTGTTCAACGCCCGTTTCATGGTTTACTTGTCCATCCATAACTTTACTCCTGTTCACTTGCGACTAATGGTTCGGCTTCAACCTTTTGCCGGTCGGCGATTCCGGCTGTAACGCCTAAAAGCCCGTATCGCGGTTAATAAATTACCGGCGAATCGTTATCTTTCGCCGAATCAAACACCTTTTCACTGCCCGTATCAGATAGTTCAACATGCTCCGTCGGGATGTCTTGAGGCAGGGCATGTAACATATTCGCGATCCCTTTACGGTTATTCACATAAACACACAACGTCCCCAACAAAGCGGGCGGGCGTTCTTTCATCAGCATCAGTTTTGTTTTGAGAGCACCGCGGCCCTCCCAGTCGCTGTGAATGAGAATATAGTAATCATCATGCTTACCGGCATTATCATTGATAACGCGCTCAATGGCCCTCAACAGGTCACTTCCAAGCTCTTTTCTGATGTCTCCAGTGCATAACGCCATAAAACTATCGCCTCGTCCTGAGTGACTTTCGCTGTTCCAAGTCCGCCGCCGCTTTTGCGACAGTAGACAGGCCCTCCAACGTCATCTTCTGAATCTCCGCGGCAGTCTTTGCCCTATTCAGAGCCGCTGTAGCGATGTTCTGCTGAATCTCCGCCCTCCGCTCCTGGGCCTGTGCCAGGTTCTCCGCGATTTGGGATTGCATCAGCTGTTGAGTAAGCTGATTCATCTGCTGCTCGCCCTGAGCCGCCTGCATTTGGGCTTGTTCAGCCGCCTGGATATGCCGTTTGAGGTGTTCTTTTAACTGAATCGGGGCCGCATCAACAATCGCCGCAAATGGAATCGGAGCACCCATCTGCTGAAGCGCCTTTAATTCCTCATAATACAACTGACGCTGGCTATCAGTGAGCAGCCCTTCCTGCACGCTCACGTCATATCTGGTCAGATCAGGGTCATAGAACTGAGGAACGGGCTGCTCATTAATGATACGTTGTATTTTTTGTGGTTGATAATTCTTCTGAACCAGCTTGATCAGTTTCTTGCCGAGTAACTTCTTGCTAAGCCGGTAATTATCGAACAAGTCCTGCAGGATGGTTAATGCCGCCCCCTGCCGCATTTTCGACAACACGCCCGCAATGTCCTTTTCCTCAGTACCGAACAATTCGTCATTGATACCGGGAATCTCAGTCAAAAGCTTATCAATGCTCTGATTGAGCATGAATAGCCCTTGCGGTATATCTACCGGCTGCTTTTTGCGAATTGCATCAAGGCCAGCGGGGTTGCCTTCGCTCTTAACCCACGTGACCTTGCCTTGCCCTGACTGATACAGCGACTCCGGATTAACTACGGTCCCCTCTATCGCATCATAGCCCGTGTTGATCTGGCTTTCGATAATGTCTATCTCTTGACTGATCCGCTTGTTGAACTCCGATTGCGGGTCCCTGATACTGCGGACAACACCCTGAAGCTTGAGCTTGTCGCTCTCAACTTCCGGATACCAAAAACCCAGCAGCGGTACAAACCGGAACTCATCCAAGCCAAACGGATCAGGGCCGGTGTAAAATAGCTCGTTTTGGATAAAGATATGTAACTCTGTGGTCTCAATCCAGCGGTCGATCGCTGTAATCATAGGATATTGAGACAGCACAAAGTCAAGAGCTTTCTGGCCTCCTTGCCATACTTGCTCTTGACCGGTCATTTTATCGATCAGGACTTTAGTTTTCTTTGTGGTTCTTCGCCAGAATTCATCATAGCTTAGAAGATGCTCGGCAAATCGCTTATTGGCAATGGTCATGCAAGGAAACTTTTCATCCCTGCCGGGATTTAGAGAATCGATCTCTTTGTCGTGCCCCGGAACAAGCATTTTCGCCTGCTCCTTAGTAACGTACTCCCGACGCAGGAAGTAGTTGCAATCGCTCAAATCACGTTCGGAGAATGTCGGATCAGGCAGGCATTTGTTATACGGAAGCCGCTTAAATTTAATATCGCCCAATTTATCGACGTAAGCTTCAACGAAGTTCATCCCGGTAATGCACGGCCCGCACTCGAACGCATCACTCATAACGTGATAACCGTTGCCAACTCGCATCACATCCATTATCACGCGGGAAAGCTGACTGGCCGTACCATCATCCTCAAATCCGACCGGGTCAATTTTGAAAGCCAGTCGGTTCTTACGCTGATAACCGGTGATGATCTTGATAACGCGGCGGATACGATTGAAAACCAGGGCATTGCGACGCTGGTTTGCAAGGTATTGTTTTTCGACGGAATTCCACTGATCGCCGCACATGAACTCAAAATCAGTTTTGGCCTCCTTGAGAAAATCACCCCAACCCGCAATAGCCTGGCCGTAAGCCTCGTTAAAATCCTTTTTTGTGTCGTTGTCCGTCGCCATGATTATCCAATCACAACCGGCCTTGCGTATTGTTCGTACATCTCGTTGGCTTGGCTGGCGGTCATCGAGCCGCCGTTTTGTGAACCTTGCTTAATTGCAACCGCCAAATAACGGAAAGCATCGGCCCCATGACTGGCCCAATCGTGAAGGGGAACATTGCTGTAAACATTATGTCGCTCGTCAAAACGCTTGCGATAATTCTCAAGGGCCTTGATTCCTGCCGCACAATTACGCTCATCAAAAAAACATCGGGGCAAAATAGCCCTCACCGCTTCAATGCCGTCCTCAACGCGCAACTTCGGCAGGGTAACGAAGTTAATTCCCAACTGCCGGGCATAGTCCTTGCGGGACAGCCCGGTGTTGAGTTCCCTCGCCTCAATATCGTGCGGGGCATAATGGGCCTGATAAATCCAATTGTTCTCCTGCCGTTTGGTGTCGAGCATTGAGGCATAATGAGCAAGCCCTTCGCCGGCCCGCTCGTAATAATCGATCAGATGGATTTCACCGCCGACCTGCTGACAGAACCAGATCGCCGTAGAATCGCCGATACCAATATCCCACGCGGTAATCACCTGAGCAGCAGGATCAAAGGGAACGCCGCAAATGCGCCCATCCAGCAACGCCTGAGACATGTATTTGCCGTAATAGCTCCCCTCCTGGCCGCGCTCAAAGGAACAATAGAACTCCTGCTGAATCATGTCTTCCGACATGCCGGAATCACGTTCCTCCTGGATGGCTTCCGGACTGATGGCGCCTGTATCATCTACCGTGAGGACCTCGGCAAACCACTTGTCATTAGCCTTAGCCATTTTCAGCAAGTCATACGCATGGTTTTTGCCGCGCGGTGTGAAGTTAAATATAGCCCAGCCGCCGTTTTCGGCTAAGATGGGGCGGGTTAAATCCCAGGCGCGCTGACTTTGCAGGGCAAACTCCGAAAAAATGCAACCAATCGGATTGACGCCGACGTTTTCAATGTTATCAGTCCCGACGACCTGAATTATCGACCCGTTGCGAAGCGTAACTTTCATCTCGGTGTGGTTTTTGTTGGCTATTAACTGCTCGGGAATGTGATCGATGAACTTAAATCCCGATTTGTCCATCCCGTCCCACAGAATCTTGCGCCCCATCGCCGAGGTCGGGAAAAAGTATGGATAATACCCCCTGTGCTGCACGGCCCGCTTAACCACGAAATTAAGGTCGGTTTTATCCTTCCCCGCGCGTCTGTGCCAAACCTTAACCGCTCGCTTACACCCGTTATCCATCGCCCGCAAAAACGGCATCTGATAATCGCGCGGCGTGTAGTTATATGGGACCGTCAGTGTCGCCATAATTCACAATATTGATCTTCAGCTCACCCGTGTGCTCCAGCTCCTGTTTGTCACGCCACTTGCGCGGCTGTCGGTTTTTCAACCAAAAGATGCAGGCTGTGGTATCGGGCGGGTAATGCTTGCCATCTAACGTGTACCCCATTGCACGCTTTAATAGAGACTTCTCGACATGTTGGGTATCAAATGCGTCTTTGCCCCTCTTTAGAGCCTCCGAAAACTCGTTGTGTTTGAGCTTCCACAAGTACAAAGTGGATTCGGCAACGCCAAATTTTTTCGCCAGCATCTTGTCATCTGCACCAAAGATCGCGCAGTACTCATAAGCCTCTTTAGCGTATTCAGGCTTGTAGGCTGTAGGCCTACCCCCGGGATGTTTGCGTGTCCTCATTCGTTTACCTTATGACAATAGAAGCTTTTCTTATTATACCAAGTCTGTCAAGGGAAAAAAGGGTTTTTTGTGATTATTTTTGCTGTGATTGCCTATTTTTGCTGTAAGTCTTTGTTGCATCGAAAGATAAAATTTTTATTTTTTGCTGATTTCCTTCTTGACATTATACCGATATATGTTATAGTAGTGATAGTGAGGATGATTGATAAATTGATGACCACTTCAAGGAGATTGAAGATGAATGAGAAAATGAAATCAGACATGCGGGCAATAGAAAATGTTCTCGACGAACCCAGTTTCCGCCGTTATGTCCATCAGATCATCAAGTCCGCTTTTGGCGACGATGAGATGCTCCACGATTGGCAAGCAATGACTTTCCGACAAGTACTATCGGAAATTGAACGTAGTTTCCCGGAAACAGTCATATTTTGGGGCGCATACACGGAAGAGCAGCTCGATTTTGCCCTTTAATCCTCACTGCCGCGCAGGTTAAAATCTGCTCGGCGGTAATGGTTAAAACAGGACATTAAAACACTTTGTGAAAGGGTAAAAAATGCGAACAATCGAATCAAGCAAAGTAGCCGACATTCTCGAATACGAAATGGGCATCAATCTGGGGATTGATTACGCCTATCGCATCGCCCGCACGGCGGCGGCGAACGGAAGTGAAATGGCGGTGTTATACACCGAGGCTGCCGGTCTACTGCAAGACCGACTGCGGCGGCTGCACGCCTCGGCCGAATCCGGGGCATCTGATCTTGGAGAAGTGTAACCATGCGCACCCCCGACAACGTGCTATACGAAGATGAATTTTGGGTCATCCGCATGTGAAAGGGTAAAAAATGCGAACAATCGAATCAAGCAAGCGTGCCGCTGTTTATTTCGTCAATCTGACTGGGCCAATCCTCGAGGAGGCTGGGTTCCAGCCCCATATCATCAATCGCAAGCCCCTGGTCGCGCTGCTCGCGACCCTGCCTGGCACTGCATTCGAGGCAATCGACATCGAGATCAGCGATTGGTACGAGACTGAGGATGGCGGACACGGCACATGGTCGTTTACCGCCACCCTTACGCCGCACGGCGCCGGCGACGTGCACCGGCCGCGCATCATCCAGGTGCGTGGCCGATGGCGCAACGTTGATAATCCTCCCTTCGTGCGGGAAACGATAGACACGGCCACCATTGTGTATCGAAAGGGTAGAGAAAATTAAAGACACACTAACACTTATAAAGGAGAAGTAAAATGCTACCAACAATTATCACAAAAGCCGATGTGGTGGAAAATCCCATCGCGTATCCTGTCCGCGTCCTCGTTGACGGCGAAGTACACAATGGACGCATTCAAGGTGTCCAGGATAGCTTTCCTCGTGTTCAGCTCGAATCGGTGTTAGGTTGCCCTTCTTTTGAATTTTCCTGGCAAGCGATCTTGAAACATCTAAACTTTGTTACTCCTTATTTACGCGCATAAACTTAAAACTACTTAATAAAAGGAGATGAAAATGGCGGACAAAGAGACTCGATTTATACAGATCGTCGAAGATGTCGACCAAGTAATCGTGTATGAGCCGCTCGCTACATATACGACCACCAACGCCTTTTTAAACAGGCTAATCCGTCGCGCCCGCCGGAGCCCCGATGGTTCTGCGCAGATGACCGACGGCGAAGGCTGTTTGGTCACGGCCACGATTTTTTCCCGCAAAACAAAAAATGGATAACTTAAAACCTTTTTAGGGGTGGAAAAATGGAACTAACAAGAGACATTAAGGCAGAACTTTATAAGCGGGCCCGGTCGCAGGGAGACAGGAAAGAGCTATTTGAGGCCGCTTGGCGCAAAATCCTGTGGTTTAACCGTAATTCGGAGATCGATGACCTGTTCGGACTGTATGATGAGATTGTGTCTGATATGGTCAATAATCCCAAAAGCCGATTTTATATCTATGGTTAACCCTCACTGCTAAAGGAGAATAGGACAATGGAAAAGTACAAGTTTACGGTACAGGTTGGCGGAAAAGATATTGAAGTATGGAAGATTGACCACGATTCGAACGGCAATCCCAGGTATGTTATTCATTTCCTTGTTTTGGCGCAGGAATACGATGAGGCATTGAGGAAGGTTCGTTCTATCGGCGGGCGCAAATATACCGCGAAATGGTATGACGGCGGGCTGGTTTTTTCGTCTTATAACCTCGAAGACGGCTTAAAACATGCCCTTAAAGCATAAAGAAAGGCGGAAATCATGGAAAAGCAAAATAAACACGACCGAATGTACGCGCGGATTGAAAAGCACGGGCACGACCTCAAGCGGATATTTTCTATCGATGGAGACCCTATCGAGATTTGCAAAAAGCTGCGTCGTTTGGAGGTCCAAGCCAATCGCATGGCGGTTGCTTACTGTAACGGCGAAATCGATACAGCAGAATGGGAGATTTTCTCGAAACGCATAGGAGGCAAGGTCTTAAATATTATCGGCCGCAAATATGCCGACTGGATACAGGTCAATGGTGATGCGCGCGGATATACTCTCAAGATTAAAAATGAGATTGTGCGGGAAAAGCAGCTTGACATTTACCAGGATTGGGGAGGCTATGGAATTTTAGCCCCCGATTTCTCGGAAGCATAATCCCCCTTCTGCCGCAGTGGCGGCAGGGATTAAACAAGTTAATAACAATTTTTCGAAAGGGTAAAAAATGAAAGACCGAACACGAAAACTCCTCGACACAATCGAAAACGCGCATGACTGGGAAGAAGGGCAAGTGTATAGCGGAGGTGGTACGCAATTGTCGTCTACTGATACATGTCGCATTTGTGGCATGACACGGAGGTATTTTTCTGATCACCAAAACGGAGTGTACGGCAGGTACACTTTTGCGACTCATGACGGCCGCGAATTGACGCTGAAAGAGGCCGCCGAACTCGAATGCTAACACATTTTTTACCCAGGCCCGTGCCCTCGTTGGGCCGGGGCGTGGGTATGTTATGAAATCGAGAAACAGGAGAATTGAAATGGCAACGCTAAACGACACACTCAATTCGAAGACTGGGCCGGACGTTGTTAGTGCACCTGTAATGCGGCAGATGTCCGCCGAAGACGCCCGCCGCATCGCCGCCTGCTGGAATGCCTGTGAGCACATCCCCACTGACGCCCTCGAAGCTGGTGTTGTGGGGAAGTTGGTGGCAGAGGCCATGCTTCGGGTGCTTGAAGCCGCCCTCGCCAAAGCGAAACTTGAAGCCGCCCTCGCCAAAGCAAGGGGGAAATAGTCCCCGGGTATCGCAAGTCCGGTACAGATGCGATGATTAAATTTGTCAATACATGGCAGACATCCCAAAGCGAGGACGAATTGGAGTAGAAAAATGAAAATGGATTTAAACAATTACCTCACGCTCAGTAAACTGGAAGACGCCACGGGCCTAAAATACAGCACTCTGCGGCAGAGGATAAAAAACCTGGGAATCGAGTGCATCAAGGTACATCCAACCTTGAAATTGTACCCGAAAGATTGCGTGGAAAAGCTGATAAACTATCGCGATCGCCGCAAGAAGAAAGGCCCGTAAAGGGCCTTTTTTTATTTGCCTTTTATCTGCCTTAAAAGACACCGTCCAGTTCTACTCCGGCATCGATTATTTCGCCAATGGTGCTCTCCACCGACAGCCCCGCCGCCTCTATCGCCGCAATCTCCCTGTGGATGCGCTGGGTATGCCACTCCAGCGCTGCCTGTCTGGGCCCCGGATACGTGACCCGGTGCGCGGCAAGCCTCGGCCTTCAGGCCGGGGAAGGATAGCGCGGACGCGAAGCGTGCCATGCTATTGCGTTTCGCATACAGCACAGCTAAAATGTGAAACATGAAATCCAGATGGACATTCCGCTGCTACCCGACACCGGAACAGGAAGAGCACCTGAGCCGGACGTTTGGCTGCGTGCGGTTCGTCTGGAACTGGGCGCTTCGTGCTCGCACAGATGCGTTCCGCGCCGGTAAGCGTATGAGCTACCCGGAAACCGACAAGGCGCTTACGACGTTGAAGGCAACGCCTGAGCACGTCTGGTTGAATGAAGTGTCCAGTGTTTGCTTGCAGCAGTCGCTGCGTGACTTGCAGACCGCGTTTTCCAACTTCTTTGCCAAGCGAGCCGCCTATCCGGCATTCAAGCGAAAGGATGCACGCCAGTCGGCCAACTACACCGAGCGCGGATTCTCGTTCGACCCTGAGCGGCGTGTTCTCAAGCTGGCCAAGATCGGTGCCATCAAGGTGAAGTGGTCGCGGAAGCACATCCCACATCCATCTTCTGTGCGCCTGATCCGCACCGCGAGCGGGAAATACTTCGTGTCGCTGGTAGTGGAAACTCAGCCTGCGCCGCTGCCCAAAACGGGCGAAGCGGTTGGTATCGACTTTGGTGTTGCGCGGCTTGCCACATTGAGCAACGGCGAGTGCATCAGCAACCCGAAGTATGGGGCCAAGTGGCAACGTCGGCTGGCGTTCTATCAGAAGCGCCTTGCCAGGGCGAAGAAGGGCAGCAAGAGGCGCGAGAAAGTCAAGCGTCATGTTGCCCGCATCCACGAGAAGATTGCCAACAGTCGCCTCGACACGCTGCACAAGCTGAGCACAGATCTTGTAACCCGTTTCGATGTGATCTGCGTCGAAGACCTCAACCTGCGCGGCATGGCCAAGAACCACAGCCTTGCCCGCTCGTTGCACGACGCATCCATCGGGGCGGTCATCCGCATGATCGAAGAAAAGGCCGAGCGATACGGGAAAACCGTGGTCAAGATCGACCGCTGGTTCCCGTCCTCGAAGACCTGCTCCGACTGCGGATACCTCGTTGAGAAACTGCCGCTGAGCGTGCGGGAATGGTCGTGCCCGGAATGCGGCACAATCCACGACCGCGACGCGAATGCAGCGGTGAACATTTTGGCGGCAGGGCATGCCGTGACAGCGCATGGAGACGGTGTAAGAGCCGTCCGCTCTACGGAGCGGAAAGCCAACTGTCCGAGAAGTGCGAACCGACAGGGCGTTCAACATGCGTAGCATGGTTGGCGCTGCTGGAATCCCTGCCCTTCAGGGCAGGGAGGATGTCAACGGTTCAGAATTCCTTGACCTGGGCCTTGAGGACTTTTTTGAAGTACTCATCGGAAAGAAAGTACCCGTCCCTTGGGGCGGTAAATTCTTCGTCCGCGGCCACGTTGATAATGTGGTCACCTTCCAACGGATACAACGCCACGGTTGGGGCGCAGCCGCATAGCCATAACATCAGCGCAACCGCTATAACCAGCACGGTAGCCCAAATAACGCCACGCTTGGCCTTAGATTTGAATCTACTGCAATAATCATCTGGCCCGTTCGACACTTTACAGTTATAATATTTTGTGCATACGCTGCAATTATCGAGCCGTCCCATTTTAGAGCTCCTTTCAAATCCGATGTCCTTGGTGTGAATGCGGTAGGTCTCGCGGTATGGGTCGCTCCAGCGCCAACACCCCTCGCCGCCCAGGTTCACGACCTCATATCGCCGCCCGTTGGCCGCGATCACGTCGCCGGGTTCCGGCTCGATGCCCGGCAGCGCGTCGGCGAGGATCAGAAAGTCCCACACCTGAGCGGTGATGGTCCGGCCCGACTCGTCGGCGAGCTCAAAGCCGGTCTTCCCGAAGGTCGCCTGGACCGTCCAGAACTCCGGCGGCCTGCGGTACTCGACCGGGCTGAAGCAGTGCGCCGTGCGCATCTGCTCCCGCCACTGGGAGCCTTGGCGAAGCAGGTCAGCCACGATCACTGCTCCAGCCGCACACGGACCGTCGCGTCTGCGTCGGCGGCAGCACGGACAGCCTTGCCCAGGTACTTGTTGTCGTCCGCCGTGGTGTCTGCCTCCTGCTCAATGGCCGCCCCCTTTGGCCGCAAGTTCATCAAGTGCCTTTTGAACGGCTTCTGGGTTAAACCTTAGCCTGCCATTGACATCCAGTTTTGGAATATCACCTTTATTTGCAAGGTTTCTCAAAAACGTTTTAGGCAAGCATAGTTCAGCCGCTAAAGCCTCCAATGATATGTAAGAGGATTTCGCATTTCTTTGAACGAATTCTTTCAGCCGTTCAGTTTCCGCCTCTAATATCCCCGCCTTCCGACTCCACGCCCCAGTTTCCTGGATGGCTATCTTGGCTGTTTCTTTCAGCCGTCCATTTTCCGCTTTCAGGGCGGCGATTTCCGCCAAATATTTTTTGCAGTTTTCGCAAATCTTCACTTTTGCCGCCTGTTATTTTTAAAGACCGTTTAACAAGTCATCAATATCACTCTGTACATCCGCCGTATCTGCATCGGCGTCAATCTTAGCCGCGGCATCTTGATACGCCTGTTTTTGGCGCTTGACTTTTTCGCTCCGGCTATTAAGCCACCACTTGATGAGAGGGACGGCGATGGCCGCTAAGCCAGCCACCGCCGCCGCAAGCAGCTTAGCCGTTTCCATCAGTCTTAACCTGCTCTGCTACCTTCTCTGCTACCGTATTGACGCCGGCCCGCAACGCCCCCAGGCCCACGGCTCCGAGGATGCCCCAGCCCCATTCCGGCATGATGAAGACGTCGAGGCCCTGCAACGCTCCGAGAACGAGCATCGCAATGGCAACGATGTACGTCCTTTTGCCTTTAATCCATTCCAGCACAGCTTTCATTGTCGGTTGTCCTTTCTTTTCAGAACGCCAACGTGTGAATAGTCCGCAGGCGGGCGGGCATCCGTACCCGCCCCAAACCTGCGAACATTACAGAAGGCTTAATACCGATTTTATTCTTGATTTGCTTTAACATCAAGTTCGCCCTTGTTTTCTTCCGTTCTCAACGCGTAATTGCGATTTGCACCCATCAGTTCAGCGGCAAGCCCGATCATAGATCTCAAGTATCTTTTCAATCTGCCGGTCGGTGAAGTCGCCCATCCACTTCGAGCAGTCCTCAACAAAGTCTACTTCCCAGTCGCTGAGCCCGTGGCTTATCTCCAGCAGTGCGTCCAGGCAGTCGCGAGCCTCGACCTGCCGCGGGCCAGGAGCCGGAGGCGGTGAGTTGCCGAACGCGATAGTTCCCCTGGTACTCATGCTTCATTTCTCCTCTTCTGGTTTTTAAGGTCCTTAAAATCTGTTACCCGGTGCGCGACAAGCCCCGCCGTTCAGGGCGGGGAAGGATAGCCAAATGGACATGCATCTTAAAAACGCAGTGTCGTCCATGCCTAATATCGTTGTCGTCGCCCATAGGCCAAATTATAATATCCGCATGCAACGCCTCCAAGCCTTCAAATACGAACTGCGACCAGACGGCCAGCAAGAGCGGCAAATGCGCCGCTTCGCCGGCTCGTGCCGGTTCGTCTACAACAAGGGGCTGGCGTTGCAGAAAGAGCGCTACGAGCGCGGAGAGAAGAAGCTGGGCTACGCCGGGCTGTGCAAGATGCTCACCGAGTGGCGCAACAGCGCGGAAACGGCTTGGCTGGCCGATGCGCCGGTCCATCCCTTGCAACAGGCGCTCAAGGATTTGGAGCGGGCCTACAGCAACTTCTTCGCCAAGCGGGCCGACTTTCCACGTTTCAAGAAGAAAGGCCAGCGCGACAGCTTCCGCTACCCCGACCCGAAGCAGATCAAGCTCGATCAGGGCAACAGTCGTATCTTCCTGCCCAAGCTGGGATGGCTGCGCTACCGCAATAGTCGCGAGGTGCTGGGCACAGTCAGAAATGTCACCGTGAGCCAGTCTTGCGGCAAGTGGTTCGTAAGCATCCAGACCGAGCGCGAAGTTGAGCAGCCCGTGCCGCAGGCCACCACAGCAGTGGGTATCGACATGGGCGTGATCCGCTTCGCCACACTCTCGGACGGCACGTTCTACGCGCCGCTCAACAGCTTCAAGCGGCATGAAACGGCCCTGCGCAAAGCGCAGCAGGCCATGAGCCGCAAAACCAAATTCAGCAACAACTGGAAGAAGGCGAAAGCCCGAGTCCAGCGCATTCACTCCCGTATCGGCAACGCCCGCCGCGACTTCCTGCACAAGACCTCGACCGCGATCAGCCAAAACCACGCGATGGTGTGTATCGAGGATTTGCAGGTACGGAACATGACCAGGTCAGCGGCAGGTACTACCGAACAACCGGGACGAAACGTGCGGGCCAAGTCCGGTCTGAACAAAGCCATCCTCGACCAAGGCTGGTTCGAGTTCCGCCGACAACTGGGCTACAAGCTGGCATGGGCCGGCGGGCATCTCATCGTCGTGCCGCCGCAGAACACGTCGCGGACGTGCCCGGCCTGCGGCCATGTGTCGGCGGACAACCGCCAGACGCAGGCCCGGTTTCTGTGCGTC